TCCTGGGGAGGGGCAGGGTGACGCGATTATCTTGTTAGATGCGCAGAAGGGCCGTTGGGATTTTCCGGATTTAAAGGCGGTGGCTCAGGATCAATACAATGAGTATAAGCCCGATATGGTGTTGATAGAGTCCCAGGCGAGTGGGACTCCTTTGACGCATGAGTTACGGGCGATGGGGATTCCGGTGGTGAATTATCGGCCCAGTCGCGGGAACGATAAGATGACCCGTGTACATGCCGTCAGCCCTGTATTTGAGGCAGGAATGGTGTGGGCACCTGATCGTGTGTTTGCGGATGAGGTCATCGAGGAGTGCGCGGCCTTTCCGTTTGCACCAAATGATGATTATGTGGATACTACGACGCAGGCAATTTTAAGATTTCGGCAAGGTAATTTCATCAATCTTCATTCTGACGAGGCTGAAGAAGAATTCTACCGGGCCAAGCGCGCATATTACTGAGGAGTAATCTTATGGCATCCAAACTTAGCTTGTTTATAAAAGGTGTACGAGAACTAGCAAAAGAAGGTGATGAATGGGCAACGGGTGTACTGAGACAAATAGGTGCAGCGGGTAGCAAAACGGTAAAGACCCAAGGAACTGCCAAAGAGGTGGGCAGAGGGGTTCCTGGCACTATTATTAAAAAAGACCCTAAAGCCCCGGGCGGTTCTCGAATGGCAAGAGGCCAGAAGACCGCGTTAAAGAAAAGGCTACAGAATGAACAAAGAGCGCTGACACGGTCAGGGGCTTTGAAGGTAAGTGGTACAGCCGCTACAGGTGCTGCGGTTCCATTAGCGGATAGAAAGATAAAAGAGAGAAGGAAAGCGGCTGCTGAAAAGGAAAGGAAGGCTAAAGCGGAAGCGACGGCGAAGCGTAGAGGCGCAAGCACAGCTGCTGCAAGAGCTGCCGCAAGAGAAGGGGCAAGAAAGACAGAACCAAAACGCAAGCGACGTTTAATTTTAGGGAAGGATGCGAAGATTCGTCCTTTCGGCGGTGTCATTGCTCGAGCTCTTTTTGGCAAAGACGAAGACTTCGGTAATGAAAAAGGGTTGGCCGATTTTGTTCGTCGTCCAAAGAAAAAGGTTACGAAAAAGAAGATGGGCGGTGAGGTAAAGAAATACCGCGATGGCGGTTTAAGCAGAGCGCAGCAAAATTTGTTGCGTAGTGCTCGAGAGCATTCTCGTAATACAGGACAGGCGTTAGCTCCACAGTATCGTGCGCGTCCCAAACCCCCACCAAGTGCTCCGGGCATGCGTGGAAGTGGCATGGGTCCGGGCATGAAAAATGGCGGCTTGGCAAAGAAGCAAGGTGCTAATGCCCGTCTGGATGAATCGCTGGGAGAACGCCGAGGAAAGGAAAGTACCAAGTCTCAGAGCATGAAGTCACGCCGTAATGAGAGCCGTGGTGCAAGAAAGCCGTCCAGACCACAAAGCGCAGGTGCTGCGAAACGTGGTTGGGGTGCAGCGATAAGGTAAGCCTTATGTCTAAACTAAAAGGCGTTCTCAAAGGATTACAAAGCTTTAAGGATTCTGTTAAAGATCTGCCTGCTTCTGATGATTTTTTTAAGAAATTTCTTAAAAGACTTGATAAAGATCCTGCCCTTAGAGAAAGAGTAAAGAGTCAATTTGATAAAGGTGACAAGGGTCTTTTCACGGAAGAGGCTTTAAAAGAATATAAATCTGGAAAAGGAACACTTTTTAAAAAATTAAATCCTACAGCGGAAGAAGTCTCTTACGCTTTAAGTAAAAAGAAACCAACCAAACATAAATCTGGCGGTGTGGTTAAGAAAAAAGATGGTGGCTGGATACAAGGCGCGATCAAGAAGCCCGGCGCATTGAAAAAGCAGATGGGCGTTCCTAAAGATCAGAAGATCCCTGCGGCCAAGCTGAATGCTGCGGCTAAGAAGGGAGGAAAGCTGGGTCAACGCGCTCGGCTGGCAAAAACACTAAGAGGTTTTAAGCACGGCGGTGAAGTCACCAACACCCGCTGGGAAAATAAATGGAACTAGCCTATGGCGATTGAGCGCGGTGTCGATGAAGTTGATATTGATGAGCTAGGCATCGAGGACAATTCAAAAGAAATTGTTATCGGTGAAGCCTCTTTTTCTGACGAAATAATCGACAACATGGGTGATGAAGACATCCAGACCATGGATGACGGAACCATGGTCTTTGGCATGGACGATCAGGCCAACCCCAATCTCAATCCTGTTGAGGATTTCAATCAGAATCTGGCTGAAATACTGGACGATAAGGATCTGGGCAAGATCTTCAGTGATTGCATGGGTGATGTTCAGGACGATATTTCCTCTAGAAAAGAGTGGATGGACCAATACAAAGAGGGTCTTGATTTCCTCGGCATGAAGTTTGAGGACCGTTCTGAACCTTTTGAGGGTGCATCCGGTGTGATTCACCCTTTACTTGCTGAATCCGTTACCCAATTTCAGGCACAAGCCTATAAAGAAATGTTACCGCCGGGTGGTCCGGTTAAAACACAAACGGTGGGGTTGGGTACACCGCAAACAGATCTGCAGGCAGCGCGTGTACAAGAGTACATGAACTATATGCTGACTCAGCAGATGAAAGAATACGATCCTGAGACAGATCAGATGTTGTTTTATCTGCCTCTGTCGGGCAGTGCGTTTCGTAAAGTGCATTTTGATCAGTCGTTGGGGCGACCCGTATCTCGATTTATCCCTTCGGAAAAGCTGATTGTTCCTTACGGTACATCCAGTCTCGATAGCGCAGTGCGTATTACGCATGTAATTGATATGCCGACCAATGAGGTGAAAAAACTCCAGCAGGTGGGCTTCTATCGAAAGACTCCGATGTCAGGCCGAGGAAGTAATGTTGACGGATACAACGAAATTGAAGAAGAGATTGATGAGCTTCAAGGCGTAAAACCTTCTGGTCCGACTGATTACGAAGCAGAACTGTATGAAATGCATGTTGAGCTGGATATCCCCGGATTTGAGGATGTAGACGCGAAGGGAGAAGAGACGGGCATTAAGTTGCCGTACATTGTGACCCTGTTCCCGAAAGAATCCTCGGTATTATCGATTCGCAGGAATTACCTTCAAGCTGACCCCATGCGTATGCGCATTGATTACTTTGTGCATTATAAGTTTCTTCCGGGTGTAGGTTTTTATGGGTTTGGTTTAACCCACATGATTGGTGGATTGTCGAGAGCGTCGACCTCGATCTTACGGCAGTTGATTGACGCGGGTACGTTGGCGAATTTACCTGCGGGTTTTAAGGCCAGAGGCATTCGGATACGTGATGATGACACGCCATTACAGCCAGGTGAGTTCAGAGACATGGACGCTCCGGGCGGTTCCTTACGTGATGCGTTACTGCCATTACCCTTTAAAGAACCCAGCGGCACATTGCTTTCTTTGCTGGGTATGTTGGTGGAAGCAGGCAAGCGCTTTGCTTCGATTGGCGATATGCAGGTGGGGGATGGCAATCAGGAAGCGCCGGTAGGAACGACCATCGCGTTACTGGAACGTGGTAGCCGTGTGATGAGTGCAATCCACAAGCGCATGCATTATTCACAGCGCATAGAATTTAATTTGTTGGCACGGGTATTCAGGGACTCCCCGATTAAGGCGTATCCCTACATGATAGCCAATGGTCAACAACAGCTGATGGCAACGGACTTTGATGATCGTATAGACATCATTCCGGTTAGTGACCCGAATATATTCTCTATGAGTCAGCGCGTGATGCTGGCGCAAGAAATGTTACAGATGGTTCAGTCGAATCCAGAGATTCATGGACCAATGGGTATACATAATGCGTATCGCAGAATGTATGAGGCGATGGGGGTTCAGCAGGTAGATCAGATATTACCTCCTCCTCCACAGCCACAGCCTACGCCACCTACGATAGAAAATGCTTCGATGCTTCAGGGACAACCCGCACAGGCGTTTGAAGATCAGGATCATGACGCACACATTGCAGTGCATTTGTCGTTGTATCAAAGCTCTATTGTGCAGAACAATCCAGCAGCTATGGCTATCATTCAGGGTCATGTTTATCAGCATGTGGATTTCAAAGCGCGAGAGATGGCGATGCAAGATCCTCAAATGACACAGATGCAACAGCAAATGCAACAGATGCAGCAGCAGGCCATGCAGAATCCTGCGATGCAACAACAGTTACAACAGATGCAACAACAAATGGCTCCGATTCTTGAGGACAAAGTGGCTCAGATCAGTTCGCAACTACTGAATGATCTGGCTCCTCAATTTGCAGTTCAGAACGAAGACCCGTTAGTTGAGTTGAGGAAAGAAGAACTCGACATCAAGGCAGCGGATGTAGATCGTAAAGCCAGTGAGGCGCAACAGCGTATTGATATTGAGCAGGAACGATTAGATCGCAACATGGATATGGCTGAAGATCGTTTGGAAACTCAGGTTGATATTGCTGACATGAAAAACGATACTGCGCAAGATCGACTCAGGTTACAGCGTGAAGCGCAAATGGCCAAGACAGCAGAGAATATGGCCAAAAACTTTTTTGGGAGAGATAGATGAGTAGCGTCAGAGAAAAGCGCGCAGAGGTTCACAAAGCTGAAGCCAGAGCTGCAGAAAAGTTACGAGTGGAAGGCGGTAATACTAATAAGGTAGTTGACGATGTTGAATCAACGCCCAGCCCAAAAGCTAAAGAAACAGTTAAAAAGAAAGCTGCGCCTAAAAAGAAGGCGGCTCCAAAAGCTAAAGCTCAAAAAAAATCTAAATAACCGGAGAGAGATATGCCCGGATTGACGGAAGGTAGAGCATCTCGAAGAGGCCAGAAGCGCAGAGGCGATTATGGCAATTTAAAGAAAGGCTCTAATGGCATTAAGCGCCAGACTTCATTCAAAGATCCTAAAGTATCTGTGGATAAGTTCAGCATAAAAGACCAAGGCGCTGTTGATTACGCAAAGATAGAAAGCGTAGCCAATCCTGGCGCACCTAAACCTTATGGTGCGGGTAAGTCTCGAGGTGGTGGAGCGGCATTACGCGGCACTAAGTTTGAGGGAATCTTCTAGCAAATGTTTCGTCAGGCTGGTGATAACAGGCAAGCGAGGTTTACGCGAGGAGCTGTGCCTCAAAGGGTACACCATGGAGGAACACCACCCGCAACATATTATGACAGACTAACGGGTAAATCTGGATTGTCACTGGGTCAAGTTAATGAACTTGGATTTGATCCAAACGACTCATGGCTAAATCCTAATGAAATGATTGGAGGACTTACAGAGGTTGAAAGGCAGTCTAGGCAAAAAATGCATGATGCTATGGAGCGTAGTGCACAAGCCAATGCCAATACTCCTGCACCTCAGCCTGTAACTGACGGTTCCACCATGATGTCGCGACCGGATATAAGCCGTGGTGGGCAGATGCAGCCCCAGATAGGTCGTCAGCTTAGAGCAGTCCGTCCCCATATTCAGACAGACGTTCCTAAAGATCTTGCCCAGGCCGTGCGTCGGACACACCCCCAGGATGTAGACATATCGAATCGATTACCTGGAGGAGGCAGTTTTCCCCCTCAACGAGATTTTCAAGCTCCTATGTTGAATCCATCACCCGGAATAGTTCCTCCTCATCTATCTATGGGTCGTATGGATATCAGGCCCGGTGGAGGATTTAATCCTCATCAACAACCGATGTTTCCAAGGCCTCCAATGGGTAATAGATTTGGCGGTGGCATGCGCGGCGGCATGGGTGGCGGTGGAGGCATGCAACAATTCATGCAATTTATGCAAACTATGATGCAGATGTTTCAGCAGATGCAAGGCGGTGGTGGTATGGGAGGCCGCCAAGGCGGCGGTTATGGTGGCGGTTATGGTGGCGGTTATGGTGGCGGTTATGGTGGC